CGGGAGATCACAAGCCGGTATGCCATCAAGGCGGAGAACCTGCGGACCTACGAGACCATCCGCTCCAGGATCGACACCAACACGGACGGGGTGACGGGGTACATCAACTTCGCCGGAGCGAAGATACCCCTCTACCGCTTCAACCCAAAGCCAAAGGACCGGCAGTACACCAGCCGGTACGTGAACGGGGTGGGCGGATGGCGGATCACCACAGACGTATATGCCGCCGACCTGAAGGGGAAGGGGCAGATGATCCGGCGGAGGACCGCATTCATCGCCACGTTCCAGTCGGGGCATAAAGGTCTTTTCTACCGGGTGATAAAGCAAGACCCGAAGACGGGAAAGCAAGTCAAGACATCGGGAGGAAAGGTCCCGCTGGAAGAGATGTGGGGCTTTTCCGTGGCCGATATGCTGGACTACAAGCCCGCCCGGGAGGCCATCCAAGAGAGGGCCAGGCAGGTGGTGGAAGAGCGTATCGACCACGAACTGCTGCGGACCCTGGAGGAGCAGGCGTAAGGAGACAGAGACGAGGAGGAAAGCACTATGGCAAGCAAGAAAAGCGTCAACAGCGAGGACGAGACCCTGGCGCCGGAGGAGACCTTGGAAGAGGAGACCGGGGCGGAGGAGACCGGAGAGGCCGAGACCGCCCAGGAGGAGACACCGGCCAAAGCGGAGGAGGAGCGGGTGAAGCTGGTCTACATCGGCCCCTCCCTCCCCTTCGGAAAGCTGCGGAAGTCCATGATCTTGGAGGGGACGGAGAGCCAGATTTGGGCTTTTTTGGGGGAGATGCGGGACCTTTACCCGGAACTTCCCTATCTGCTGGTTAAGCCGGAGGAGCTGCCGGAGGCCATGAAGAAGGTCTCCGCCATGGGGAACGTCCTGCACAAATACTACAATGACCTGCTGGCCAAGAGCCGAGCGGGGAAGAAAGGGTGAAATCAATGGATTACTTTGGCGTCAAAGTGACGGAGAAGAAAACCTCCGTCACGTCCCCGGTGACGGCGGAGACCGGCGTGATGGCCTTCGGCGCAGCCCCTGTCCATCAGGTGGGGGGCAAGGTCAATGAGATCGTGGCGGCCTACACCTACGCCGAGGCCGTGGCGGCGGTGGGCTATTCCGACGACTGGGAGAAGTACCCCCTGTGCGAGGTCATCTACTCCCACTTCAAGCTCTACGGCGTGGGCCCCCTTCTGCTGGTCAACGTGATGGACCCGGAGAAGAACAAGGGGACCGAGACCACCGAGGAGAAGGACCTGGTGAGCGGGCAGGTGAAGCTGTCCGGTGACACCATCCCGGACACCATCCAGGTGAAGGTGGAGGAGACCGTCTATGAGAAGGGCACGGACTATGACGTGTTCTTTGAGGACGGGGAGTGCATCGTGGAGGTGCTGTCCGGCGGCTCCATCCCGGCAGATGTGGACAAGCTGACGGTGGTTTACACCAAGGTGGACTTCACCTCGGAGAGCCTGAAGGACGCCGTGATCGGCGGCTATGATACCGCCACCGGGAAGAGCACCGGCATTGAGCTGGCGGACCGGGCCTACTTCAAGACCAAAGTGCTGCCCTCTGTCCTCATCGCCCCGGGCTATTCCCACAACACGGGGGTGGCCGCCGTGCTGAGCGCCAAGGCAAGCAGCCTCTCGGTGGTGTTCAAGTCCTTCGCTGTGTGCGACCTGGAGGCGGACAGCTACCAGGAGGCGGTGAGCAAGAAGGACAGCTCGGGCACCTTCCAGAACGTGAAGGAGCGGCTGTGCTGGCCCATGGTGGAGCTGGACGGGAAGAAGTATCACCTGTCCACCCAGATGGCCAGCATCATGGCCCTCTATACCGCCAACAACAACGGGGTACCCTCTGAGCCCACCAGCAACAAGACCTTACAGGCGGACGGGGCCATTCTGGCGGACGGCACGGAGGTTGATCTGGACCTCACCCAGGCAAACCACCTGCGGGGCCAGGGTATCACCACCGCTCTCAACTTTGTGAATGGGTGGACCAGCTGGGGCGAGTATTGCGCCTGCGCCCCGGCCAACACAGACCCCAAGGACCAGTTCTGCAACGTGGCCATGATGGTGAACTACATCTCCAACACGGTCATCCTCTCTTACTGGTCCCACATCGACGAGAAGATGACCCCCCGGCTGGCGGCCTCTATCGCTGATGGCGTCAACTACTGGCTCAACGGCCTTGTGAACACCACGGACCTGCTGGGTGCCCGGTGCGAGGTGCTGAGCGAGGAAAATCCCACCACCGACTTGATGGCGGGTATCGTCCGGGTCCACATCTATCTGGCGGCGCCTGTGCCCGCCCAGCAGATCGACTTCGTGGTGGAGTACGACGAGTCCTACGTGGCCGCCGCCTTCGCCGCATAAGAAGGAGGGAAATAAAAATGGACAAGAACATCAACCCTGCTGTTATCAACTACGCCATGTACGAGGGCAGCGAGGAGTACGTGGGCCAGAGCCAGATCACCCTTCCCTCCCTCCAGATGATCACCCAGACCGTGAAGGGCGCCGGGATCGCCGGTGAGCTGGAAACGGTCCTCATCGGCCAGATGAAGGCCATGGAGATGCAGGTGCAGATGCTGACCCTCACCAAGCAGGGTATCAGCCTGGCCGAGCAGAGAATCCATGACTGGGAGTTCCGGGAGGCCCAGCAGAAGATCGACGCCACCACCGGAAACCACAGCGTGGAGGCGGTGAAGCACGTCATCAAAGCCTTCCCCAAGCAGATGGACGGCGGCACCTTGCAGCCCCAGTCCACCAGCAATCCCAACATCTCGGCTGCGGTCTACTACTGGGCGGAGTACCGGGACGGGGTGAAGGTGCTGGAGCTGGACCCCATCAACTACATCTGCTACATGAACGGCACGGACTATCTGGAGCCTGTGCGGACGGCCCTGGGGAAATAAGAAAAACAGGGTAAACCGGGCAGTAGAGCGCCTTTTGGGGCGCTCTACTGTTCGATTATCGGAAAACAGAAAAGGAGGAAAACGCTATGGCTGAGACGGAAAAGACTGTGGCGGCGGAGGACGTGGCGGAGAAGGACGAGCAGGTGAAGGACCTGACCGAGAAGCTGGGAGGAAGAGCGGCCCTGGCGGAGAAGTTCGGGAAGGCCACCATAGAGCTGAGCAAGCCGTTCTCCTGGTGCGGGCAGACCTACGAGAAGGTGGAGATGGACTTTGAGGGACTGACGGGCCGGGACATGGAGGCCATTGACGACGAGATCGGGATGAACGGGCTGCGGGGCGTGGTGCCCGCATACTCCCGCATCTATCAGCGGCTCTTGGCGGCACACGCCTCCGGAGTCCCGGCGGACGCCATTCAAGCCATGCCTCTGGTGGACTATAACGCCATTGTCCGGGCGGCTGAGTATTTTTTAATCGTCACGGGCTGATCCGGGAGGACAGCCCGGCAGACTATCTCAGGCGGCAGTATCTCGTCCTCTCAATGGGGTCGGGGAATCCCATCGAGTATTGGGAGGGACTGACCATGGAGCGGCTGGAGGCGTGGACCAGGACCTGGAACGCTTACTGCCAAGAGCAAAACAGCAAAAACAGAAGGTGAGAGGAGGCCGCTTTGAGCGGCCTCCTTTTTCGTGCAGAGACGGAAAGATTGCCGTCCATTGCCGATTTATTTCTCTATGATGGAAAAAGAAAAGGAAGGACCCGCAGGGCGACAGGCAGGCGGGAACGAGAGGAGGAAAGCAGGGTGGCAAACAGCAAAGAATATGAACTCCTCTTCCTCATGAAGGCCCAGATGGACAGCTCCATGAAGCAGTTCTCCGTGGTGGGAGGACAGATCAAGGAGCTGGAGGAGAAGGTACAGCAGTACGAAAATACGCTGAAGGACATCGAAGGTTACAGGAACCAGGTAAGCGCCATCGGGGAGCTGGAGGAGAAGATGCGCTCTCTGGAGGCGGGGACCGCCGATGTGAACCAGCGCTTCAACGAGGCCACAGCCGCCACCCAGGCCGCCCGGGCAGAGGTGGAGCAGCACAAGGCGGCCATCAACGAGCTCAACATGGTCAAGGCGGAAAACGGGAAGCTGACCAAAGAGCAGCGGGTGAGGCTGGAGGAGGAGAAACAGGCCCTCCAGAAGAGCCGGGAGCAGCTGAAACAGGCAGAACAGGCGGAGAAGGAGGCAACCACCGCCAAGAACGCCCACCAGAAGAGCATTGACGACCTGCGGGAAAAGCTGGCGGCAGAGCGGCAGAAGCTCCAGGAGGTCATTGAGGCGCTGAAGCAGGCGGGGGTGGACACCTCCAACCTGGAGGCGGAAGAGCGGAAGCTGAACGAGACCTTGGAAGAGACCAGGGATAAACAGGAAGAGTGGGTCCAGTTCCGGGACAACATCGAGGCACTGGCCAACCAGTTCACCGTCCTACGCATGGCGGCCAACGGGGCACAGAAGGTCATTCAGCCCATCCTCAATTTCTACAAAGAGAGCCTGTCGGCGGCGGCAGACCTGGAATACTCCATGTCCGCCGTGGAGGCCATCTCGGGGGCCACAGCGGACGAGACGGAGAAGATGACCGCCGTTGTGAAGGAGATGGGGGCGACCACCATCTTTACCGCCGAAGAGGCGGCAGGGGCCATGGAGAAAATGGCCCTGGCCGGTTGGGAGACAGAGCAGATGATCGCCGGTCTCCCGGCGGTCATCAAGCTGGCGGCGGCGGCAGGGGAAGACCTGGCGGATATGACATCCATCGTGTCGGACGGCATGAACGCCTTCCACCTGACGGGGGAGAAGGCCGCCGTGGAGTTTGCGGACGTGCTGGCCAAGGCGGCCACCAGCTCCAACACCACCGTGGCGCTGCTGGGCCAGTCTCTCAGCTATGCCGAGACCACAGCGGGGAACCTGGGATACTCCATCCAGGACGTTTCTCTGGCGCTGGCGGCCATGGCCAACAACGCCTTGAAGGGCGGCTCTGCCGGTACGGCACTTAACACCATCCTCACCCGTATGTCGGGGGCCAACGAGAACGCAGCGGCAGTGATGGACGAGCTGGGGCTATCCATGTACGACACAAACGGGGTAGCAAAGGACCTGCTCACTTTCCTCAATGAACTGCGGGGGGCCTTCCAGAGCTTCAACGGGGATGCACAGGCGGCCCAGGTGGCGGCCTATAGGCTGGCGGGTATGCGTGGTATGCGTGGCCTTCTGGCCATTGTGAACCAGACGGATGAGCAGTGGGAGAAGCTGACCGAGGACATCTACGACTACGAGGGAGCGGCGGATACCATCAGCAACATCCGCATGGACAACTACACGGGCCAGGTCCAGCTATTGAAGGACGCCTGGGACGCCCTGGAGACCAGCGTGGGCGAGACCTTCCTGGACACGGCCACGGACACGGTGCGGGCACTGAAGGACATCACAACGGCGGCGAACGGCCTGGTGCAGAAAAACCCGGAATTGGTGCGGGGGCTTGGGACCACGGTGGCGGTGGCAGCCGGAGCGGCAACTACGGTGACGACATTGGCCACAGCATTTCAGGGTTTGCGCTATGCGATGAATATGCTGAAAGTCGGGGAATTGCTGAAGATAGTCGGCGGGTTTGCGGGGGTGGCCGGAGCCTCTGTGGGACTGGGGGCACTGGTTGCCATGTTCTCTTCGGACAGCCGGACGGAGGAAGAAAAGGCACTGGCGACCAAAATTGAGAACTACCGGGAACTGAACAACACGATAGAAGAGACCATCGAGAACTATAAGGAGCAGGGGGACCTGGAAAACGAAAGGACCTCCAGGGGGAGCTACATCGAATCCCTCATCCAGCAACAGGACGAGTACAGGGCGGCCATGGAAGATGCGGATAAAGCCCTGGAGGAGTACATGACGGGCCTGGGCCGGAGCAGAAATGCGGACGGGACCTGGGACACGGCTGGCATGACCGAGGGCGAGGCCATGGGCTATGTGGATCGGAACAATCAGTACCGGAAGGCCAAACAGAGCATGGAAGAAACCACGCAGGCAATCCGGGAACAGCGGGAGGCGTACATCGCAAATACCCGGGCGGTAGTGGAAGATCAGAGACAGTTTGCCGCCCAGTCCCAGCTCACCACGGAGCACTACGAGACCATGACTGAGGCGGTGGAGGCCCTGGCCACGGCCTACCAGGAGTGCTACAGCGAGTACAAGGAGATGTATGACGGCATCTTCGGGACCTTTGAAGAGGTGGGGGAGATCACGGAGACCACCACCGCCCAAATGCTGAAGAACCTCAAGGGGCAGAACGACTATTGGACCAAGTACGCCGACAACCTGGAGAGGATCAGAAGCTACGCCGAGGGGAACGGGATCGACCTCTCCAGCGTGTGGGGGGACCTGTCGGACGGATCCGCCGACGCCATGAGTTACACCAACGCCATTGTGAACGATTTGAGCAGCCTGCCGGAGATCGTGGACCAGCTCAGGAGGAATACGCCAAAATGGTGGAGGAGACGGACGCCAAGCGGGAAGCCTACCTGGCCATGGACGCCACCTTGCAAGGGTATCTGGACGCCCTGGAGGACGAGACGGTGACGGCGGCCATCCAGAGCGCCGGGGACCGGTGGAAGAACCAGATCAAGAACATCTTCGGGGACTACTCGCCCAGCGCCAACACATTGGGCCGGGGCGGGATGTCCGCCGCCGACGCCGCCAAGATGGGGTACGCCAGCGGCACCACCAACGCCAAGCGAGGCTGGGCGCTGGTGGGAGAGAAAGGCCCGGAGCTTCTGCGCTTCCAGGGCGGGGAGACGGTGGTGAACGCCGAAGAGACCAGGAAGGCACTGGCATACGACCTGGGGATCGGAGGCGGGGAGACGGTCTCTCTCACCATCAACCTGCCTGCGGGGGCAACGGCGGAGACGGTCCGGGAGGCGAAAGCCTACGCCGGAGACATTGAGGCCATGGTGAAGAAGGTACTGAAAGAGCAGAAGGCGGACGCCAAGCGGCGGGCCTTTGTGTGAGAGGTGAGAGCATGAGCTACAAAGTGCGAGGGGGGAGCTACCCGGTCTCCATGATCCAGGAGGAGGACACGGCGGCGGCAGAGGTGCTGCAAAACGTGGCCACCATCCTGGCGACGCCGAAGGGGAGCGTACCGCTCTACCGGGAGTTCGGGGTCTCTATGGAGGCCATCGACAGGCCCATCCCGGTGGCCAAGACATTGCTCATCGCCCAGGTCACGGAGGCGGTGGAGGAATTTGAGCCGAGGGCCAAGGTGGTGAAGGTGACCATCGAAGAGACAGTGGAGGTGGAGATCAATGAGTAGAAACACGGAGTACGCCTTTTTTTCCACAGACCCCGCAGAGGTGGAGAGCAAGCTGACGGAGCTTTACTACGAGGCCACGGGGGTGACACCGGCACCGGCCAGCCCGGAAAAGCTCTTTATAAAGTGGGTGGCCTCTATCATTGTCTACGAGCGGGCCAAGGAGAACTACGCCATCAACCAGAATATCCCGTCACGGGCGGAGGGGGAGAACCTGGACGCTTTGGCGGAACTGTTCTTTGCCCAGGAGCGGGAGAAGGCGGGGAGCGCCACCTGCACGGTGCGCTTCTCCATCTCAGAAGCCCAAGAGAGCGCCGTGAAGGTCCCGGCGGGAACCAGAGTGACGGACGAGGGGAAGAGCCTTTACTGGGAGACGGCGGAGGACGCCTACATCCAGCCGGGGGAGACCTACGTGGACCTGACGGTAAAGTGCCAGACGGCGGGGACGGTGGGCAACGGATGGTCGGCGGGGCAGCTCAACAAGCTGGTGGACCTCTACGACTATTGCAGCGGAATCTCCAACCTGACAGAGAGTGACGGCGGCACGGACGAGATGACGGACGATGAGCTCTATGAAGCTATGCGGCTTTCTATGGACGCCCTCTCTACGGCGGGGGCCATGGGAAGCTACATCTACCACGCCAAGGCGGTGTCTACGGAGATCGCAGATGTGGCGGTGTCCTCTCCCTCTCCGGGGGTGGTCCGTATCTACGCCCTGATGGAGGGCGGAGAGGCAGCCGGGGAGGAGATGAAGGGGAAAATCCTATCGGCCTGCAACGCAGAAACGGTGCGGCCACTGACCGACCAGGTGGAGATGGGAGACCCGGAAGAGGTCCCATACGATATTGAGCTCACCTACTACCTTCCAAGCGGGGCCAACAGCGGGGGCGAGGACCTGGAGAAGGCGGTGGAGGAAGCGGTGGAGGAGTATGTCACCTGGCAGAGCGGGAAGCTGGGCCGGGACATCAACCCGTCCCGCCTTCTCAGCCTGGTCATGGCCACCGGCGTCAAGCGGGTGGAGCTGGCAAGCCCCGCCTACACACAGCTGCGGGACGGAAAGACCGCCCTGGAGCAAGAGGAACTGGACGAGGAGCAGACCATCCCGCAGGTGGCCAAGCTGGGGAGCGTGACACTGCGAAACGGAGGGACGGAAGATGAGTGAGGCGGGCCGAGGGCCTACGGCGGAAAACCTGCTCCGGTCCTTCCCCGTGTACCTGGCCACAGACGATAGGCAGACGGCCCTATCCAAGCTGACGGCGGCGGGGCTTGCAGAGCGGGGGGAGGAAGTGCAGAGGGCCATCCTCTACCAGAACATCGACACACTCCCGGAACAGGTGCTGGATATGCTGGCCTACGACTTCAAGGTGGACTGGTGGGACAAGGACTATACCATCGAAGAGAAGCGGGAGACCCTGAAGGGGTCCTGGCAGGTCCACCGGAGCATGGGCACCAAGGGGGCGGTGGAGAAGGCTATCTCCGCCATCTACGAGGGGGCCAAGGTCAAAGAGTGGTTTGAGTACGGCGGCAAGCCATACTGCTTCAAAATCGAGCTGGAGATCGACGAGGAAGCGGAGACGGTGGCCGGGAAGCGGAAGAAGGTACTGGACCGGGCCAACTACTATAAGCCGGTCCGGGCACACCTGGACGGCATCGAATACATCGACGCAGGCGGCGGGGCCACCACAGTGGCCATGGCCGGGGCGGCGTGTGAAATATTCCAGGAGCAGGCGGAAGCCGTGCGGTACTGAGAAAGGGTGAAACAACATGGGAAAGTGGACGGGGGTCATCACAAACTCCGGCGCTGAACTGTTCTCCGGATGGACAGCCGGGGAAACGCTGACGCTCACACGGGCGGCGGCGGGGTCTGGGACAGTGGCGGAGGCGGCGCTGATGGCCCAAACGGCCCTGGTGAAAGAGCGGCAGAGGGCGGATATTCTGTCGGCCACGGCATCGGAGAAGGGACGGAAGGTCAAGCTCCAGGTGACGGCGGCAGAGAGCGCATACACCATGCGGCAGATCGGCCTATTTGGAAAGCTGGGGGGAGAGGAGAAGCTGCTGGCCATCTTCCAGGCCAATGCAGATACGCCGATCCCGAGCAAGGAGGATATGCCGGATTTCGTCTATACCTTCGCTGCAAATCTGGCAGTGGACAACCAGACGGGGAAGCTGGAGATCACAGTGGACCCCACGGCCCTGGTGACACGGGAGAGCCTGGAAGAGGCCAAAGAGGCGCAGAGTAAGGCGCTGGAAGCGCACAACGAGGACCCGGAGGCCCACAACGGCCTTATCGTGGAGACGGTGGGGGACGAGCTGGAGCGGATGGCCAAGGCCGGGGAGCTGGTGACGCCGGAGAAGCTGGAGCAGGCGGTCATCGACGAGCTGAACGCCAACCCGAGTGGGGGCTATTACGGGACCTACAACGTGACCATCCCGGAATCGGGATGGGTGGAGACTACAGACAAAAATGAGGACTACGCCTATATCTGCGATGTGGCGGCGGAGGACGTGGACGAGGAGCTGGTCCCGTCCGGGGTGGTGGAGCCGGGGTACAGCCGGATCGCCATGCAGGCAGATATGGTGAACGCCTGCTCCACCATGGACGGGAAGTTCCGGTTCTACTCAAAACGGGTCCCGAACGGGGACATCCACGCCGTCATCACCCTATTTAGCAAGAGCGGGCGGGTAGTCACAAGCTCCGGGACCGTGAGCGGCGCCGCTGCCAAGGTGGAGATCGGAAACGGCCTTGAATATGACGTGGCCGGTAAGATCGCCGTCAAGGTGGGCGACGGGGTGAGCTTCGACAAGTACGGCGCAATTACCGTGGACAAGGCCCAGGTGGTGACGGATGAGGACCTGCTGGACGAGGACGAGACGGAGGAATCCCTGAAGGAAATCCTGTTGGGGAAAGAGAACGGCTCGGACAACTAACTACTGTGTACTACGCCCCGCCATGGGCGTTGTATAAAATTTATTACTCGAATGGAGGAATTTATCATGGCATCTCGTAACATCAGCACAAAGACCACAGCACAGCGGCTTTCCGACCTGATCAGCAAGTACTACGCCAAGAAGAGCGACCTGACGGACATTAGCTCCGCCGCATCTGCCGCTATCAAAAGTGTCAACGTGAGCGGCAACACCGTGTCCTTCTACACCAGCGCAGACAAGAGCGGAAACGCCGTTGCCACCGTGGACTTCCCCAAGGAGCTTTTCCTGGACCAGACCAAGACCGAGTTCGTTCCCAAGTTTAAGTGGGCTGAGGCTACTTACCCCGGTTCCACCAATCCCAGCCTGGACAACAAGCCTGTGATGGTCCTGGCCGTCAAGGGCACCGAGGGCACCGAGGAGACCATCACCTACTCCTTCCTCAGCATGAGTGCTCTGGTGGATACCTATGTCGCCAAGAGCACCGGCAAGGACGCCTCCACCACCGTCACCATCGCTGACTATGAGGTGGAGGTGAAGGTCAACATCTCCGCCGAGAGCGGGAACCAGCTGACCCTGAAGGACGATGGCCTGTTTGTCCCCGCCCCCGAGGCCGTGGACCTCTCCGGCAAGGTGGACAAGGAGGAGGGCAAGGGCCTTTCCGCCAACGACTTCACCAACACCATGAAGGACAAGCTGGACGGCATTGCCGAGGGCGCCACAAAGGTGGAGAGCTCCGAGACCAACGGCAACATCAAGGTGAACGGCACCGAGACCAACGTCTACACCCTTCCCGATACCGTCCTCACCAGCGATGACCTGAGTGATTACACCGAGGCCGAGCTGCGGGAGATGCTGGGCCTGCCTGCCTCTGACTAAGTGAGCAAGGGGGGGGCAAAACGACATGGCAAAGGAGAAAATGAAGCTCCCTTTCTACGGTAGTTTTGCCTGGGTTTGCGGCTTCATCGGGAAGCTCTACGAAGCGGTGACCATGCTGAGCGAGGGGAAGGAAGAAGTCAACGGTGCAGTGGACTTCAACATTCCGGCGAGCGGGTGGAAAACCGAGAGCGGCGAGGACGCCACAGAGGACTATCCCAACTACATTGACGTCACGGTGTCGGGGCTTTTAAGCTCCGACATCGTGGCCGTCACTGTAAAACCGGGAAGTACAGGGGTGGCCCGGGCGGCAGATTTTGCGGCCACGGAGAGCTACGACGGATTTTTTCGGCTGCGGTGCAAGACGGTTCCGGCGGGCGCCATCCAGGCAGAGTACCACATCACGAACACAGAGTATTACGCAGAAGAGGAGTGATCGCAAATGGGACTAGGACCTTTTAACGCCGGGGCAGGCGGCGGCGTGGGGGGAGACCTGGAAAACAAACAGGACAAACTCACGTGGGACACCGCCCCGACGGAGGGCAGCAAAAACCCGGTGACGTCGGACGGCATCTACAAGGCGGTGAAAAAAGCCCAGGACACGGCGGATGATGCGGCGAAGGAGATCAACAAGCTGACCCACACCATCAGTCTGCCTTCCCAGAATGGGACGCTGACTTACTCAGGAAGCGCCCAGTCGCCAAGCTGGACGGGGTTTGACAGCGCAAAGATG